ATTTACCTTACTTTGGTAAAAATGAAAGAGTTGCAATAGATCCATCTGGTAAAGAAATACCCTTTGCAATATTTTTAAATTGCGTTGAGCTAAATAAACAAACTTCAGAACAATTAAAAAATATATCTAATACTATAATTCAAAAAGAATTAACGGGTGGTGCAGAAGAATTTAAAGATGGTCCACCATGTTTAGAAATTTTATCTAAAAATAAAATGACAGATGGTAGAGATAGATTTTTATATAACTATATGGTTTTTGCTAAAAAGAAATATTCTGATGATTGGAAGAATAAAGTATTAGAAGCAGGTAGAAATTATTTTGAATTTAATGCGACATGGACTGATGGTCATATTGAAATGAAAATAAAAAATTGGCAAAAGGAAACAAAAGGCCATACTTGTAGTGATGAATTACTGGCACCAGTTTGTGTTAAATCAGAATGTGTAAAAAGAAGATTTGGAATTATATCAGATAAAAAAATAGATTGGCCATTGATGACTAATCTAATCAAAGTAGATTTTAAACCTGACCCTGAATATTATTTTACAGTAGAAAATAAAAAAGGTGAGTCGGTTCCTGTACATGCAAAAGATGTAAATAAATTAAAGGATCAAAAAGAATTAAGAGGTTTAATTATGGCTCAAGCTGATGTGTTTCCTCCACCAATTAAAGCAATGGATTTTCATGCTATGATTAATGCGTTGTTAGATGGTCAGGATACAGTGCAACCGGCTCCAGGGACCAGACCGATAGAAATATTAAGAGAATTATTAAGAGAACATATTAATGGACCTCAGGCAACATCATTTAACTCATTTAAAAGTGGTAATGTATTGAAAGATAAAACACACGCATGGTTTGTCTACAATGATTTTTATAACTTCTTAAAAGAAAATGAATGGAAAAAAGATCCGTCGAGAACTTCTTATATGATTGAAAAGATGTTTGAGAAAGAAAAAGATGATTTACCAAAACCAAGATTTGGAGTTAAGAAAAGATTTCCTGGTGTTAATAAAAAAACAAATAGACCATATCCAGGCGTAGATAAATGTGCAGAGATACCATTGTATTTCTTTGAAGAAGAGGAAGACGTAGAAGAAATTGTAGAAATAGAAAATGAGGATGACATTGTATAATGATCTATAAATATTTTGGACCTCCAGGAACAGGTAAGACTTATAAACTAATTAGTAGAGCTAAAGCTTATATTAGAATAGGCACACCATTAGATAAGATTGCATATTTTGCCTTTACCAAAAAGGCTGCAGCTGAAGCCAAAAAAAGAATGCCAGTTGATAATGATCAATTATATTATTTTAGAACTATACATTCATTTGCTTTTGATCAATTAGATTTAAATACAAAAAGAGTAATGCAACCATCTGATTATGAAAAGATAGGTAAGAAATTAAATCTAAGAGTTAAATACTATGACAAATATAATAAGGAAGAAATATTTTATTTAAATAATGACAGTCCATATTTTCAAATGATTGGTAAAGCCATTAATAGAGATACAGATATTAGAGAAGAGTTTGATAGAAATGAACATAATTCCAAAGAAGTAAAATGGCATATCTTAAAAAATGTAAATGATAACTTAATTAATTATAAGAAAGTAAAAAAGAAATTAGATTTTAATGACATGATAAATCAATTGCTTTTAAAAAATGATTTACCAAAATTTAAAGTTATCTTTATAGATGAAGCTCAAGACTTATCACCATTACAATGGAAACTATTTGATAAACTAAAAAATTATGCTGATGATATTTATTTAGCAGGAGATGATGATCAAGCAATTTTTGCTTGGGCAGGAGCTGATGTTGATAGATTTATAAATGAACCAGCTAAAGAAAAAGTATTAAAATATTCTAAAAGAATATCTAAAGCAGTTCAGGAGTCATCTGTAGTACCATTAACTAATATAATTGGATTAAGAAAACTGAAACAATATTATCCGAGAGATTATGAAGGTATAAGTGAAAGAATAAATAATTTAGATCAAATAGATTTAACTCAAGGTAAATGGTTAATACTAACTAGAACAATTTCTAGATTAGTAAAAATGACAAAAGAATTAAGAAAAAGAAATTTATATTATGAAACTAATAAAGGTAAAAGTTTTAAAGTTAGAATTTATAATGCATCTGTAAACTATAATTCATGGTGTAGAGGTTCTGTATTGGAAGAGAAAGAAATAAAAGATGTAATAGAATACACAGGTCTTGAACAAGATAAGTGGGATAAAAATATAAATTGGTTTGATGCATTTAAAAATGCAGATCAAAAAGAAAAAGAATACATAAAAAACTTAATAGATAATAATGAGAATTTAGATGAGAATGCACGTATACAAGTATCTACTATTCATGCAGCTAAAGGCGGAGAGGAGGATAATGTAATTTTATGTCTAGATATGGGAGATAAAATTAAAAAGGCAATTAAAAAAAGTCAGTCAAAACATGATGAAGAACATAGAGTTTGGTATGTGGGAGGAACACGTACCAGAAACAATTTATACAAATTAAAAGCAAGAATAAAAAGAAATGAATATAAACATATTTAAGAATTTATATGCTAATGTATATAAACCGAACGGGATAGAGAAACCCTTTGATGGTGACTGGTGGCATCATGCCTTAACGGGCGAAGTTGATTCGACTTCTCGACTCCCTATTAATCATCCAACGGTCGTTAAATCAACCACCACCAAAAATAATCATAAATACAGGAGAAAAAAATATGACAAATAAAAAAATGTTTGATGATGTGTTTCCACAAGATAAGCAAATAGGCGGGAATCACTATAAAGACTTTCACATTCAACCTTATGAATTTATTTCTAAGAACGACCTTTCTTTTTTTCAAGGAAATGTTATTAAGTATGTATGCCGTTATAAAAATAAAAATGGTATACAAGACTTAGAAAAAATAATTCATTATTGTGAATTAGAAATTAAAAAGATGAAAGACATAGGTAAAAAATAATGTTAATGCCAACTACAGAATGGGTAGCACCCACAGAGTTTCCTGATCTAAGAAAAGCAGATGAGATAGCAATTGACTTAGAAACAAGAGATCCTGACTTAAAGAAACTGGGTTCAGGGGCCATAAGAGGTAATGGTGAAGTTGTAGGTATAGCAGTTGCTGTAAATGGATATAAAAATTATTTTCCAATAGCTCATGGTACAGGTCCAAACATGGACAGAGACAAGGTTTTAAAATGGTTCAAAGATGTTTGTGAATCACCTGCTACAAAAATATTTCATAACGCAATGTACGACGTATCTTGGATACGTGGTTTAGGTATTAAAATCAATGGTTTAATAGTAGATACCATGGTTGCAGCATCATTGATTGATGAAAATAGATTTTCATTTACATTAAATTCTTTATCTTGGGAATATTTAAACAAAGGTAAGAATGAAAGTTTATTAATTAAAGCAGCTAAAGAACGTGGACTAGATCCAAAAGCAGATATGTGGAAAATGCCTGCAAGTGAAGTAGGTGCTTATGCAGAAGAAGATGCAGCATTAACTTTAGAACTTTGGCATTACTTTAAAAGAATTATTATTGAAGAAGATTTACAAAATGTATTTAATCTTGAAACTGATCTTTTCCCTTGCCTAGTCGATATGCGTTTCCTAGGGGTGCGGGTAGACGTGTCCAAAGCCAATCAATTGAAAACAGTACTGGCAATAAAAGAAAAAAACTTATTACAACAAATAAAAATAGAAACAGGAGTAGAGCCTCAGATATGGGCAGCACAATCGATCGCAAAAGTTTTTGAAAAATTAAAACTACCTTTTGATAGAACTGAGAAAACTGATTCACCATCTTTTACTAAAAATTTTATTTCTAAACATACTCATCCTGTAGTTCGTATGATAGCAGAAGCTAGAAAAATAAACAAGGTTAGTACGACATTTATTGATACCATTTTAAAACATGCACATGATGGTAGAATTCATGCAGATATAAATCAAATACGTTCTGATGATGGAGGCACGGTCACAGGAAGATTTAGTTATTCAAATCCAAATCTCCAACAAATACCTGCCAGGGATCCGGACACAGGGCCATTAATAAGAAGTTTATTTATACCTGAAGAAGGTTGTAAGTGGGGAACATTTGATTACTCACAACAAGAACCAAGATTAGTTGCACACTATGCATTAAGATTTGAATATGACACAGCTCAAGTTATTGCGGACTCATATGAAAATGATCCATCAACAGACTTTCATCAAATAGTTGCGGACATGGCTAATATAGATAGAAAAGAAGCCAAGACAATTAACTTAGGTTTGTTTTATGGAATGGGTAAAGCAAAACTTCAGAATGAGTTAGGTGTTTCAAAAGAAAAAGCAGAAGAATTATTTAATCAATATCATAGCAAAGTACCATTCGTAAAAGAATTAATGACTGGAGTAATGGAAGTAGCTCAGAAAAAAGGAAGAATAAAAACATTACTTGGAAGACGTTGTAGATTTCCTAAATACGAACCAATATTAAAAGGCACTAGTTGGGGTAAATTTGTTCCAGCAGAAGATCATGAAAGAATGATGGAATTAAAAAATATGGGATCACATTTATTAGATGAAGATGGTAATCAAATAAAAGATAAAGATGGTAAACCTAAACCAAATTATTGGCACGAAAATGGTCATCGTAGAGCTTTTACATACAAAGCTTTAAATAAACTTATTCAAGGATCCGCTGCAGATATGACTAAGAAAGCTATGGTAGATTTATACAAAGAGGGTTTATTAGCACATATACAAATTCATGATGAACTTGATTTTTCTATTGAATCAGATGCTCAAGCTGATAAAATAAAACAAATAATGGAACATGCAGTAGAACTAAAAGTTCCTAATAAGGTTGATTATGAATCTGGTCCTAACTGGGGCGAAATTAAATAATATGAGGAACTATGGCTT